ACCCGCAAAGGCATCTGGATTTTCTTCTGACCATAGTTGCGCCTGCGCGTAGTAATAACCAGTATCAATCTTGAGGTCGCGCTCTAGCGCTTCTTGAAACCAAGGTGCTGGTTTAACTGTGGTTGCAGTTTTTTGAAACCAATGAGAGTTGATTGCAAGAGTCATCCATTTACCAAGTTCAGCCCAAGTTCTACTTCTAAGCTGTTGTTCGGTGTTAGCGGTTACTATGATGGTAGCCCCTAGTCTTGTGGATAACATCCAAAGAATAATCCATGAAACCAAAGCAGATTTACCAATACCACGACCTGAAGCTACAGCCATTCTAAACATCTCTGGTAAATCCCTAGTGCCATTTCTAGCAATATGGATTGTCATTTCTCGCAAAATTTTTTCCTGCCACTTACGCGGGCCTTTAAAGTCTTCGAGGGGGGTGTCTTTCATTCCCCAAGGGAAAGCAAACTTAACAAAGTTTAATGGATCGTCTTTTACATTGACCGACCATATCTCTGTCATCAATCTCTTTTCGTCTTCGGCTTTATATTTCATAAAAAAAATTTAAAAAAAAATTAAAAAAAATTAGTTCATCAGTATATATATACATACTACATACCGCACAATTAAGGGGGGGGTCATTTGCTAATCATCCGCGCATCCGCATCCGCGCAAAGTGAACGCGCTATAACAAGCGCGGAGAGTAGCGCTAGAGCTTCGCGCGTTCGTGCGCGTGGGTAGGTACAAGGGAGAAGATAAATACCCCGTGCGCAAGCTCTCATGAGTTCTTAGCCTTGTTTATTTGTTTTATGTCTATTTCTTCGCGCGCGCTTGTGGGGAGCGCGTCCGCTTGATGTTCGATTATGCGCGCGTTAGCGCTGGAGATAATATCCGAAAGGTTAATATTATTTTCTACTTGCTGAACATCCGCCCAAGGATTCCCCGCTTCTTTTCCTTTGTTCTTTAAAAAGAATATTTGAGCGCTGACGGATGGATCGCGCCCATTTCTACCAGTTGCGGAATCAAAAAGAGCTGAACTTACTTCTGTAATACTTTTTATCTTTCCCCGCCTTATATACTGGTCAATATTATTAAATTCTTTTTTACGGCGTTGTAGCGTACTAACAGAACAACCAAAAACAGCCTTACATAATGACTCTTCAGAGAATCCTAAACCAGCAAGCCTTTCAGCTTCTAATAATTGCTCTTCTGTAAAATGTATTTTTTTTCGTCCTGGAGTACCTTTTTTAGGTAATTTTTCACTCATATTTGAATTTTTTTGTGTTCCCTTATGCCCTTATATTAAAGGATTTAAGCGCATACTCATAATTAATTTATTAAAATATGTTGCAATGTGTGAAAATGTGTATATATTGGTATGTATTCATTAACTAATTAAGGAGAGTAAATTGAAAACAAAGAACTTAGAAACATACTTATCGGGCGGTGTTGAAAAACACTCTGATGGCTCATTTACCATTGTTGGATATATTGACAACAAAGACGGGGAAGAAGTAGCAAGACATAAAACAAGATATTATGATTATTCAATTGGCGATGCTAGAAGAATGTTTAAAATTGATCTTGAAGACACAGCAAAGTTATTAGAAGAAAATAATATTTTAACCAATGATTCTTGGATTAAATACGGGCATACCATCTAAACAACCCCCCACGATTTAACGCCCCGTCTTTTCGGGGCTTTCGTGGTATAAGCAACCCATTTATTAAAGGAGAGTAAAAAATGAGTAGTTATATAGTAGATAAGGAACACATAGAGCAAATTGTTTTATATGTTTATAAATTAAAAGGTATTGATTCATTAAATTATTACCACAAGAAAGAACGCATACAATTTGATTCTGTGGGGAAGGTTGCCGAGGAATTATCTTGGGCAAATTGTGAGGGTGTAAATTATCGTTATGATGATAATAACCAACCCTACCACTTTAATGATTTAAGTATTAATGATCTTAAAGTAAAAAACCCTTTGCAAGTTATACAGTTAATAAGATGTTTAGAATATCAATCTTGCGATAATCCAAATTATGAAAATAGTTTAGCTAATACAATTTTAAGAACCATTAAAGACCACATAATAACCTATATGATTCAACACGAGTGCGAATTACACGCAACAGAAACATATAAGCTATGGGACTACAACGAAGAAAATATTTTATCTTATGTAAGAGTTCAAGTTGTCCATAAATCGCAAAAGGTGGCATAGATGAAAGACTACGCGCACAAACTACACAAGCCAAGAAAACCGCAACATTGGACGAACCAGGCGCGGACAATTACGGAGAATATAATCATTATATTTTTCTTTGCATCCTTATTAACTCTTATATCGTGGGTGATCTAATGGACAAAGTAATTAAAACCCAAGTTATAGAATGCGAAACTAATGGCGGTGGCGGTTTATTGGTTGCCCTAGGTAATGATAAATTTTCAGATGACTTCATTAAGTTTTCTGACAATGATTATGATAGCGATTTTAATAAAGCTATGTATGACATAGATTGCCAAGTATGGAATTTCTTTGAATTTGACGAATATGAATGGCTACAAAAACCAAAGGATTTAATTGGTAAAGATATTTGTATTCACGATCAATTCATGGAGCATGACGACATCATAATTGGCATTGATTATGTTGGTAATGCTGAAGATTATTTTAACTACAAGGGGGCATAACTATGAGCGTTGCTAGATACAACTTTAACAAGCCAAAGATTAACCGCCAAGAATTAGAGCTTCTTAACTGGTTCTTAGCGCATACTGACGATAACCCGCTAATCAATCCCGAGGCTTTGGAACTATTCAAGGCTAACGGGTACAGCGCGAAAAATTACCAAGACTTAGTAAACAAAGTCAAAACTATTTTAAAAACTTATAAAACCAAGGGGGAACTATGAAGCTTAATATTAAAAAAGACTTTTCTTTGTTTGTTGCTATCAATGAATCAAAAAAAGCATTAAATGAATCCAGTATATCTATAGCCTGCCTGCTTGATGATGTCGCGGTAAATAAAAATACTGATATTAATCTTGCAGAACTGCAAAAGGATATTGAACATATACAAGATGAAATTAAATATCTTGAAGACAATTTTAAAACTATAGAGGGGATAATATGAAAACATTTGAAGTAAAAGCCTACGCGCTTAATAAAATTTGGTATGAAGAAACCTACAGCGTAAAAGCTAACAGCGTAGAAGATGCCAAGCAAAAAGTTATTAATTACAGCGATGACGCTGAACTTATAAACGATCAACAATCAGAAGTTGATGATACTAGATACGAATTTAATATTGACTCAATCAAGGAGAGCAAAAATGAAAATAAATAACTTAACACCCAAGCAATTCGCTAGGCGCGAAATAATCAAATATTTGCGCGATCTATTCGACAATCCGCAAAAGCATATACAAGGCTTTGACGATCTAACACACAGACAACAAGAAGAAATCTTACGCTTTGTATCTTTGGATGAACATAGAATCGATAAACTTTTAAATTTACCAATGGGGGAAGAATGAAATATAAAGTAAAACTAGAGGTGATTGAAACTCACTACTTAGATATAGATGCTGACAATATAGAAGATGCAGCAGAACAAGCTGAAAGCTATGGTGTTAATTCACAAGATGCACACCATACAAATTTAGATGTTATTTCAGTTGAGGAGAACGAAGATGACACACGCTAAATACTCACCAAGCGAAATTAATAAATGGTTTCATTGTCCGCCGTCTTTATCTCAATCTAATTTTTTAGATGATGCGGAAAAAATGGCGGACTTTGAAATATTAACTAAAGAAGAGTTTTTAACTTCATATTCTTACTTAACCGAGCAAGAGTATGACAACACCAAGAGAGAGGTAGAAAATGACACAACACAGAGAAATGATAGAGGAAGCTAGACGCTTACTAAACAGCGAAAGGGAAAACATACCAAGCATGAGCAAAGACTTTGGTAAGGACTACTGGCTCTTAACCTATCCGTGCGGAAAGATTGTTAAAACTTACGAGGATAAGCGCAAAAAGGATGTAGTAGTCCAGGAATCTTACCAATGATTGAAATACTTGGTTTTATCTTTGGTATTGGTTTTCTTATTTGGTTAGTCATAGTCCTCGCGCTATGGCTAATCGTTAATCATTGGGGGGATAGATAATGTCATACGAAATAGCGGAATACAAATACATTAACCATATGAAAGAAACATACGGCTTGCGCGGAGATATTGAATACCCCTCCCGCACCCGCTCGCACCAAGACGAAAACGGCAATTGGGTACTTGTTTCACCGCAAGGCCTAAAAATGGCAAAAATATTTAAAAACGGGGATATAATAGCCTAACCAATCAACGGGGCGCACTAAGATAGCTTTACTCTCCTTCCCCAAGTTAGCTATCGCGCCCCACCTGCTCGCGCAAGTGCGCACCTAAACCAACCAATAGAAAATGCTTCTTCCCACC